TTCATCTTGTCCTCCTGTTATGCCCTGTTCGGCTTATAGCCCGGCAGGGAGTGTTCCTTCCATGTTGTGTTTGCGATAGGTGTCAAGGTCTATCGCTCTTGTCTGCCACGCTTTGAATAATTTGTTCTTATCCATTACGGACATTTCCTTTTTCGGAGCGGCGGCAGGCTGTTCCGATTTCATGATCTTGTCTTCCTGCCCGGCAATCTTCGGTTCGGTCTGGGGCATGAAAGAGTCGATCATGAACAATTTCTCAAAGCCCTGATTCGACTTTACAAGTGCCTTCTGGGCTGTCGCAACGATCATCTGCGACTTTTCCAGCTTTTCAAGCCTGTCGGTGATTTCCTTGGAGACATCGCTTTTCTTAAGATCGGAACAGAGCGTTTCAACGGCTTTGCACAGCTTCATCGTTGAAAGTTCAACCGCTGCGATCCTGTCAAGCGATTTTGCCAGAAAATCATTTACTTCCACAATTCCACCCTCAACCTCTTCGACTGTCGGATAAAGAGCCTGCGACTTCGCAAGTTCCTCTTCCGAATACTCATCGGATTCGGGAGCCGGAGCAGCCGGGGCAACCGGAGCAGCGGCGGGGGCCGGAGCAACCGGAGCGGGTTCACTCTTTACGAGATCAATCGAATCAAGAAGCTCCATTGCCTTCTGAAGATTGATTTTCGCTTCTTGGGCAGTATCAGTCTTTGCACTCTTGTCAACTGTTTCCTGCAAATTTTGTTCAGACATTTCTACCTCCTGCAATTGCTATTGTGTTCTTCTTAACGAAGTTCTCAACTAGCTTTTTCGCCCTATCACGGGACATTTTTTTGTATTTTTTGAGAAGTCCATCTACCAGCTTGTTCTTGGTGTTGTCGTCAATGAAAACATGGCCGGGGGGAACCTGTAAGGTTGCCGAACCTTCAAGGCTCTCTTGCTTCATGGCTACGGCTCCCGAACTGGTTATTGCCTTGTACATACTTAGAGACTTGGCGAGAATGTCAAGGTAGGTTCCGGTATTCACCGGGGCTTCCGTTATAACGACATTCAAGACCTGCGCCTTACGAATTAGCTTCTCTTCCATATCAACGATTCGCCCTTCAATTGAAAATTTCAATTTCCGAGGGCTTCCGTTAAGAGCGAAACTTTTCGCAAGGTTTACAAAGTGCTTTGCTTCTGGCACATGCGGTAAGAACTGACCTTTTACCATCCACCGATTATTTTTTTCATCGTACCAAGACTTTTCTTCGATGGGTTCGGCAACACTCTTTGGTTGATAAATCAGCGTTTGTTTTTCAGGGTGTAAAAACGGGTGCGAGTCCTTGAACATTCCGCAGTCTTTAAAAGGTTCCCAATCAAGACCCTTTTGTAAAACTGTCTGTTCCTGTGTGTCCTCTTTCTCGTTTGACGCTTCCCCTGTAAACTTTGCGTTATAGCCTACCTCAAGGGCTTCTCTACCCTTCATTAAGTCTATACCGCCGAAATTGCAAAGGAAGTTTCCCTGACTGTCTGCCTTAATCATTTCAAGAGAGCTGTCGTTCATCTAGCTGTAGTCTCCTTCTCTATCTTTAATATTAACAAGAATTTCGGAAATTAACAATTAGTTTCTTTTGAAGAAAAGAACGAACGATTTCTTTATTTTCTTTATTAAGCCTTCCCTCTGCATCTTGGCAACTTTATTTTTAAAGTGGAAGGACATTCCGAAAATTGCATCTTCATACGCCTTCTTTTGAATATGGGTAGGGAAATTCTCTTTGTCCAGTCCGTGTCTCGGATCATCAACTACCATTTTCCAAACATCGGGGTAATCCTTTGCGAACTCAGGCGGGTTCCTGTATATCTGACTTCTAGGCAGCATATCCGTTGCCTTGAACTTTTCAAAACCTTTTACACCGGAAGTAGTACCACCGCCGGAAACTTCGTTGTATATCTTCCGAGTCTTTGAAAAATCCCAATTATAACCAGTCTTACCACCTTGCTCCTTGTATTTGTCAACCGTCTCCGCCCACGCCTTCTTATCTTTCGCCCAGCCCGGAGGAACATTCTTTACATAGGTTTCAGTATAGTATTTCTTGCCATCCTTAAGGGGCATTGAAAGCGGGTGATTAACCGGATACTTCTTATTTGTATAGGCAGGTTGTCCGGGTTCCTTGCGAACCAAGACGAGCTTCTTTTTCTTCTCTTTTGGTTTCTTGTCTTCCTTTGTTTTCACAGTAGCAACCTTTTTCTTTGCAGCAACCCTGCTTACCCTTTCAGGGACACCTGCCAAATTCTCACTTGGCTTCAGGTATCTATAGATCGGGTCTTTTTTATTTATCATGTGTTCCCTGACCGCTTCACGGGCAAGGGTATGATACAGCGTTGCGTTCTCTATAAGAACACTCGCTGCAACCTTCGTCTTCATTGTGCTGTATGCCTGACTAAGCTGTTTCGGGGATAGACCATGTTCATTAAGATATGCCTGAAAGCCAACTTCAAAGGCTCTATCGTTCATCGGATCAACTTTATTTTTCTGCATGTACTGTTGCATGTGTTCGGCAGCTTCTTTTACATAAGCAGATTCCTGATTGTTCAAGCGATGCTCTGGAAGCTGATTTACATTCCTCTGCTTTACATGATGTTCAGCCGATTCTTTAAGGTCTCGAACCTTCTTACCCTTAAGGTCTCCCGGATAGATGTACCTGTATCTGCCGCCGACCATAACCCTTTTTATGTACTTATGGCCCGGTCGTTCCCCTCCGGTTCCCTTCGCCTTCATTAAATCGCAGTCAAAGATTGTGAAAAGAGATTTCCGAATATCTTTCTTTAATCGTATTATGAACATTCGTCGCCACTCCTTTCGACATAAACCTCTAACTGCTCAAGTTGTCTTGGAAATGCAGACCAGTTGGAACCGTCCTTAAGATGAAACCGACCGTAATAATAATCTGCAACCGCCGTATCCGTAAGCGACCAGTGATATATTACCCAGCCCATACTCGCCGGATAGTTAGGCAAAGAACTCTTTTCCGCCGCCGCTCTATCCAAGAATATATCCTCACAGCGAGTCTGCTTTATAAGCGAAAACTCAACTTCCGTTATACTCGTCAGGTCTATCGGACAACCGTTTACATCGACTATCTGATAAAGAAGAACCGGCTCTGTGTGATCCTTTGCAATTCTGAAAATCATTTATCGCCCGCCTTTATATACTTTGCAACAACATGGTGTGCCGCCTGCTCGTTCCACTTTTTATATGCCTTGTCCGCCCCCTTGACTCCCATTCTCTGCGGGTGAACGAACCCGCCTGCTTTAGCTGCCAATACTGCCCTTGCGTCTTCGTGGTCTTCCTTTTTGAACGCAGGGTGTAGCTTGTGTGCATCCTCTCCGCTTTTAGATTCGTAGATCGGTTTCCCTGATTTAGTATACCCAATGACCTTACCACCCCTTGATCCTGCGCCCTTGGCTCCTGCCTTATTTAAATCGGGAAGTATCAAACAGAGTGACTTCTTTACTCTCGGCGAATGACCGCCCTTCTCCATGAGCTTTTCCATACCAACAAGAAAGGTATAATATTTCGGATGCCGCTCACCTACAAGATGATCTTCGGCAATCATTCTGTAATATTCTCTGAGCGGCTTTATCTTCCCGTTCTTTACATCGTCAATTATCTGCTTTACCGTGCGCTCATGTTCCTCTTCAATCTCTGTACCTATTTTGAATTGCTCTTTATCAACACTCATTCCTCTTCCTCCCCTTCAGGATAAACCCCTTCTTCCGGTTCGCCTTCCGGTTCGCCTCCCTGTTCGGGCACCGAACCCTGTGAAATACTTGCCATACTCTGCTGATGTTCTCTCATCTTCTCCTGCTGTTCCTGCATTTCACCAGCCGCTTTTCTTGATGCCCATATCTGATTTTCAAAAATATCTACATCTTCGTCCGTCATGTTATCGGGAACCGGAACCATGCCAAGCCGAACCCTGCGCTCACGAATAGACAGAATATCCTTGTCCTCTGTAATCTTCTTTCTGCGCCGATCTTCAGCCGAGTTATCGAGACCTATCCACTCGAAGCATAACAATGGGTGGTGTCTCTTTACAATAACATCCATTGTATTTTTAAAGTGCTGGCAGGCGGCAAGTAAACCCTCTTCCTTTTGTTCCCTGATCTCTTTACCCTTATCTCCAAACAGGGTACTATTGTCGGATCGTGCCCGACCTGCGTAGTTAATTTCTTCCGGCGGCATCCCGAAAATATTGCAGATACCGGAAACAATATATGATAGGTAATTATCAAAGCTCATATCCGTTCGAGCGGCTTTAATATTGACTGCCTTTACATCACTTCCCGGTTGCATATTGATAAGAGGAACCCCATGTGCGCCGGAAAGACCTGTATGATTCTGCCTAATAATTTCGGCAAAGTCGATCATATCCTCGTCTTGAAAATGACCTGTAAACGCTAAGATTGTATCGAGAACCGCTCCGGTATCGAACCACTTAAGGTTCCATGCCTGTGCCATGACCTCGCCTACTACATAGGCAAGGGCAAGCTCTGTCTGACTTGGGGGAAACCCGACATCATCATATTCGTCACTTGACTGTATGGGCATTAACAAAAGTTCGTCCCACCTGTATCCGGTGAGCGGCCTTCCGTCAACTATATAAATGTATTCGGTTCTTTCGTCAATATCTACCCGTTCCGATTCGGCATACTGTTGAATCGTATCCTTATACGCTCCGGTATTCAAAAGGAAATCCATGGGCGTTGCAATCTTCTGGCCCTGCTTCCACATGTACTGCCTGATAATATCAAAGGTCGGATAGATATTCGCACCGTCAATCATACTGAACTGAACCGGCTGTCTCCTCCGATTCAAAATCAATTCTATCGCCGGACGATTTATAACTAATAGTGACCTTATCCATTTCGTTGCAAAGGACGCCATGTTCGGCTCTACAATTTTGGTAGGCTCCGGAAATGGATATTCAAACATCTTGGTTAGCATTTCCGAATACTTTTTAAATTCTTCGGGAACTATAAAGCCGGGGTTCCATTCTTCCTCATGACAGACCTTAAAGCCGACATCGCCGTCTCTTTTGTATCTGTGGGAAATCCTTGTGAACTGCATTGTTCGCCGTGCAAGGATACTTGACAATATCCCTGATCGCCTTGCCAACATGCGGAGCATATTATATGTTACGCCGCCTAATAGCCCTCTCTGTGTGAAATTCTTGCGATAGCCGCCGTAAAGGTTAGGCACATAATGAAATGGGACTCTCGGAGTCTTAGGTGCGTAGATATTCTTTAAGGTGTTTCCGTAAACATCTTCCTGACCATTCTTTTTATCAGAATTTATTTTCACCGGCATTTTCGGATACCCTCAATTTCAAGATAGATACTATCGTAAGACTCTATGTACCCCTTCGCCTTGAGACACAAGGCAACGAAGTCACGAACGGACGGTTTACGCTTCCCTTTCTTGCCGATAATCCGACCCGCATCCAGTGGAGAGGTTGTTTTTACCTTGACTTTAAAGGTATCGCCGTTCATCGGCTCAATTTTAACAACCATGTTCGATGGTTCGGTTACAGCGAAAGAGAGAACTGTTTTGATTACCTGCTCAATGTCGGAATAGTTTTTATCCACGGTGACAACCTCCGATGCTATGTAAATTATAAATCATTATCGTCAGAATTGCTAGAATCTTCTTTCTTCTGCTTTTTTTCCGCCCTTTTTTCAGCGTTTTTCCTTGCCGCTTCCTGTTTTCTCAATAACTTTTCCGCATCCCGCACCTTCTTTTGTTCGGCACGAATAGCAGCTTTCTGTTCCTTCTCTGCTTCCTTTTCGCTCAATTTCGCAAGGTTTTTGTCCTGCCTATCAATCAATTTCTTGCGCTCCTCCGTATCGTGGTAGACCTTTAAAGCCTTCATTACAATCAATCCCTTGCCCACATTAATATCTGAACTCAAACCCTCCCTTGCCATACCCTTTGAAATCAGTTCATTCGTTTCATCGTACCTTTCTTTAGGCACGAATATCGTTATGGGCATCGTCCGAACCTGCGACATGGTTGCCTTGATCTCTTCCGTTACCACCTTATTCTCTTCCTCAAGGAAGTTTTGTAAACTGTCAGTTTCCTTTTGCGGCATTACCGAAGCGTCAACCATCTGTTGCCCTGTAACTATTGGTTTACTTTCCAAGATGCTAGCGGGGGGTGCGGCTATGGTTGCAGGTGGAGGATCATATTTATTGAACTCAATTTTTTCAATATTGATGATCCGGTAAATATCGGCGTTGATGTTATGAGCGTTAATTGCCTGAATTGCCTCGTAAATATTAATATCTGGCGTATTACCCCTGATCCGGTTCATCATGAGGGTTATCATTTTCGCTTCGTCTTCGGAAATGTCCGGTAGAATAATTGCCCGGATATGAGAGATACCCTTCTTTACATGTATCAGCCACCTGTGATACCCGTCAATAATGCAATACGGTTCCGTGCCCATCGGGTTCCCTGAAAAGTTATTACAGGCAATGATCGGGGCGATCTGACCGAACTTATCGTTTGATAACGCTTCCTCAAGTGCCGACAAAAATTGGGAACCCATAACATTATGATTCCAGAAATTAGGGCAAATATCAGATACCTTTATGAGCTTGTCCGGTCGGTTCTTTATCAGCTTTTCAAGCTGACTTACTCGCTCCTTCGGTAATCCTTGAACTTCAATTTCCTGATTCGTTTTATACTTAGGCTGTCTCGACATATAGAAATCCTCCAACAGATGATGTTTTTAAGTGATTGGGGAAAAGGAACTATCATAGTGTTTTACTTTTTCTTGGCTACTTTTTTCTTGGATGCTGTTATGATCGCTTTACCCTTTTTCATTGCCGCCATCTTAGCGACTCTGGCGGGTACGCCAGTGAGCTTCTTGCTCCGTGCTACCGCTGCTGACACTTTCGCCTTTGCTGCCTTTTTAGCAACAACCTGAAGTGGTTTCGCAGCTCTTGTGCCGGGAACCTTGTAAGCTGGCCCCTCTTTTCGACCCTCTTCCATTGGCGATGTGCCAGACTTAAAACCACTCTTCTGTTTCGTCTGGGTGCCCTCCATAAGGGTTAAGCCCTTCTGGAAAGAACCTTTTGCGTTTTGAACAAAGCGGTGATTTTGGGAAATCTTTTCTCCGCCGACATGGTATCCCTTCTTGTCGATAGATGCTAAAAACTTTTCTTGTTTCTCTGTACTTGCCATAATGCCTCCTTTACCGTACTTGCGGTTATTCGTTTTCAAACACGACGATCTCTTTTCCCCAATCTTCCAGAAAGAAGTCTCTGTTTCTAATAAGACCTCCGTCTTTATGAAAAACCATTACCGTATCGTTGTTATCATCATCGTATGCGCCCGATAACAATTGACCCTCAACATTTTCACGAGTACACAATACATGGGTTCCATCTATCTTCCACAACCAGTTCATTGTCTCGTCCCAGCCGTTCCATGCGTATCTCAAGATATTCTCAAGAGTGTTCTCTTTGCCTAAAGTAGCGTTGTATTTCGGCTGGTTCATTGTAATTGAATTATTCAGGGCATTGAAAAACTTGTGCGTTGAAAATACATGATCCGTTAATTCACTTTCAATCAGGCACTTAAACGCCTGCCAGTTAAAAACTACTGGCAACCTGCCGTTCTCTTCCCATATCTCATTCAGCATTTCCCGGACATAGCCGTTACTGAAATCCATAACCTTATCAAACTTTGTGTTCAGATACGGTGTATGATCCATAATACCCGTCTGATCCATGTTCCAACCTACTGACTCCCACAGCATTTCATGTTTTCGGCACTCATCAACGAACTCTTTGAAAACCTCAATCTTTCTGCCCTTTGGAATATCAATGTAAGGGATCAGTGTATCACAGCCCCGCTCCTGAACCGCCTGCTTCTGCTTCCTGTTAAGGTGCAGATAATCAAACCAGATACCCAATACACCCAGATTGTCCATTGCCTCAACATATTCCTTAACTGGCGTTGACAGTCCGTCAATGTACGGATTCAATGCAACAACTACATCGAAACCCAAAGATGTAAGTTTCTCGATTTTCTTCATGCGCTCTATCGGACTCGGGGTTCCCGGCTCAATCATTTCTGAAATCTTGGGATCGAGCATTGAAAGGGTTACATAGATTATCATGTTCTCTTTGTTCGCTTCCATTATAGGAAGGTAATCGTCCTCGAAGTACGGGTTCTTCGTCTGAAGAAATACCGGATATTGATAATCTGCGAACATTGCAAGTAGTTTTTCGGCACTTCTCGTTTTCGCTTCCAGCGGAGAAAACGGATCAGTCGTATTCGAGTAGACTACCGGATACTTGTTCCTGATAAAATACTCTACAGGGTCTTTGGGGTTATAGGCATCGGACATTGCCTTCGCAAATTTCTTAATTACACTCTCTGTCGGATCGAACTCGTAAGATTCGGAAACTTCCGTAATGTTCTTTTTCTTCTTGTAAATTTGTCTGCCAAGCTCCGAAAAGCAATAATGACAACGGTGAGCGCAGACATTGTAGATTGATAACTCAAGAGGAAATGGACAGTCGAAAATTTGACTGTAAACACGCAAAGGATTTTTTTGAAACATTGATACCTCCAAGAAAAATTGTAGCCTGTAAATATAATACCTGATTTTCGGGAATGAATCAAAAAAATTGTGCCCCCCAAACTTAGATTCGAGGGGCACTTCTTGTGGTAACTAAAAAACAAAGGAGAAAATCAGTTCTTAGAATATCACCGTAAATGCACTTGTCAAGGGTAAATCCTCTCGGTGGATAGAGTACCGAGAGGACAATTTGGGGGTTCGGTTATAAGGTACTTATAATATAACAGATTTATTCAGAAATTACAATATGATATGAGATTTCGTTTTCCAGAACGACCTTCCCCTCAACCTCATGTACGGGGAGACCGGCTACTACATCTTCCTCAATCTGCTTCGTTTCCGGGTTCATCGCAAACAATCCGATCATTTTCCCGTCCTTACCTTCAATCCCCTGTAGCTTGTCGTTAAAGACCTTATCTACTCGAATATTCGCCCTGTAACCCTTTTCGGCAATGATTTTTGAATAATCGAATTTCCGGGCAATGTTCTCGTATTCAAGCGTCTGGGTAAGTGCCTGTCTCTTCTCAATCTCCGCAGCAACCTTCTCGTCCCTCATTATCGTTTCGCCTGTACATCGAAGTATTGCCTGAGACAACAGACGGTTATACTTCTGGTTCGTCTTAAGCGTGTTGTGGGTATAGAATGTCTCCAAGAGTACGGGTAGGCAGTCGCCAATCACGCAAATCTGTTCTACAAGTTCCAATTTCGATGCCGATAAACTATCAGTTACATTTTTCAGAATTTCCGCACAGACCTTGTTTATCCTTTTGTTCTGACTGAATATCACTTGTCCCTGTTCGTCCATGTAAACCTCCTGTGAATATTTGTTTTTCAATATATTGGCAGTAACCGTTATACGGAAACAACTTGCAGGTATCCGGTCTATCTGCATAGTCCATACACCTGTTTGTCCTGTGATTAAATCTCTTGCAGGTATAAACATGAAGAGGAACCTCATTGTATTTGCCGTTCCCGTTAATTCTTGACATTCCAAGATAGATAAGACCCTTCACGAACTTCTTGTTTCCGTAAGGTTCCTCTTGTTTTAAATACCCCTTCAACTGATCCGGTGATAAGTTTGCTCCAATGGTAAAAGATTTACAGCACACACTAGAGCATGTTTGGCAGGCATCAAGGTTAGATTTCTCAATCATAACACCTCTTAGTTCTCCGAGAATATCGGTAGTTGTGAATCGTCCAGAATATTACTTTCATAATATTCGATTATCTTCTTGCCCATCTCCCTGAACCTGTCGTCTATGAATAGCTGCTTCAAGACGCTCTCAACCTCTTCAGGCATTAACATTATGGTTCTCTTTCTAACCGTTACCGGAAACACTTTTTCCATATAACCCCCTTATCTTTTTTATATCCAAAATTGTTTTCACACCCAACTTAATCAGTTTCGGGAAGTTCACATAATCTGTAATGTACACGAACTTCTCGAATAGCTCTGGATGCGCCTTTTGAAATCGTTTTATTTTCGTTGCGTCTTTTCCTTGGAACCGACCCTTAACTTCGTAGATTGCAAAGATTTCTCCTCTACAGTACAGTGTGAAGTCCGGCACATAACATACGCACCCCCTTCTGTAACCTTCAAAGTGTAAGGTAATGTCTTCATGGCACCATTTGAATCCCGGTCGAACTCTGACCCAAGCTGAAAGCATTTTAGCGGCCACCTCTTCATATTTTGACCTCGCATAAAACTTGTATTCACATTCCCCGTTCCAAAGAGTAATCCAACCACTCTTTACACGAGAATATTGCGAATAGTTTTTTTCAATTCTTTTCGCTAACTGCCGATATTGTTTTACGGTTATAACACCCATTAAAACTACGATCTCCTGCCCCTTTGCCTCTCTACTCCCACCGGATTGTAATGTACCGCCTGAGTTCCCGTTCGGCAATCAGGGCACATGTGCCACGGGCTAGGAACGCTAACTGTTATCTTCCTGCCGCAGTTGCCCAGACAATCCCTTGTCTTCAGGTTCAAAACCTTGTTCTTATACTTTTCTTTCATACCCAAACACTCAATACACTGAAT